TAGCTTACAATCAATGCCAGCTTCCTTAATCTTCTTATCAGATAGTACCATCCAATTCTTAGTTAAGATAGCCTCATTACCTTGTAGTAGGTAGTTAAGTAGCTTATGCTTACTGTTACATAGTATCTTTCTACCATCTTGAGCAACAATATACTTACCACCACTTCTCTCGAACTGAGTATCAAGGTGATTCTTAATGTTACTAAGAGCAGGTAGCCCCTTAAGGAACTTACTCTTAAGAGCCTTAGCTTGTTTAGTCTTAATACCTAAATCACTAGCAGTCTTAGCATCACCAGCACCGAACAAGAAGCCATAGATAAATGTCTTGGCTAGCTTTCTATTAGCTAACCCAGCAATCTTAGCATTGACACTATGAATATCAGTACCATCTTCTTCTGTACCATCAACAACAGTCTTGTTGTAGTCATCGTCACCCATAGCTGCAGCTAACAATCTTAACTGAGCAGAGGCTAAGTCACAACCAACAAGTACCTTACCCTTAGGGGCTACAAAGATACTTCTTAACTCTTTACCAAAGGTAGCGTGACCTCCAGGAACGTTAACAAGGTTCTTGTGTCGCATCCTACCAGTCGCAGCACCTAGTGTCATTGGAATACACTCAAGACGGCTATCGTCTCTAATAGTATTCAACCAACCTGTCTTATCACTCTTGACAGACCTAAGCATATTTCTTCTGTGACTGTACACCATGTGTAGTGCTATGTCTTTACCTAAGTCTCCCTTGATAGTATCAAAGCTATCCTCAGTTAATTTAGGTGATGTACGTTCGTTCTTACCTTGCTCGTTCATCTTCATGTTCCACTCAGTAGGTGTCCAACCCTGCTTAAGCAAGAAAGCCTTAATCAGAGCGTGTTGAGTCATCTCGATAGGTAGTATAGTTACCTTACAGTAAGAGCCATACACATGTAGCTTATGACTATCAGTGTAATCTATACTGTTAAACCCATCAAAGTATTTAATGATGTGAGCATGTAAGTCACCCTTCTTAGTGTACTTAGGTGTTACATAGTCATCTATAGAACCTATACGCTTAACGTTAGGCGGTAGTAGTGGTGTTATCTTCTCAGCTAACTTAGTTATCTCTTCATTCAACCAACTGAAGTGATGCTCAGCTAACTCAGTATCTACTAACCAACCATTTCTTACTTGTTCAGCGCTAATCCTAGCTGTTTCAAACTCAGTAGTGATTACACTAGCAGGTATCTTAGCAACCTTAAACTCTCTCCTTAAGATAAGCAGGGTCTTAACGTTAATCTTAACGTCCATCTCGCATCTGTTAAGCATCCTCTCTTCGAAGAACAACCATTGTTCCTGAACAGGCTTAGCAACACCTAACTTCTCACCCCAATTAGCAAGGCCATGACCGCCTGCTCTACTAAAGTTTAGTAGTTGAGATAGAATTAGTGTGTCAGCTATCTTACCATCATAGGTAAAGCCCTTAAGCTTCCTAAGCAGTGGTAAGTCGTATGCATATATGTTATGTCCTACTAATGATGTAGCCTTAGACATTAAGTCTAGTGCTGCAGACACCCTAGGGTATCCTTCTTTCTCATCAGTGTAGGTGGTAGATACTTTAGTATCCAAGTCGTAGAGAACAATACACCATATCCTCTTCGCTTGATTCAAGAGGCCATCAGCCTCAATATCAAATACGTAATTCATACATTACTCCTTATTATTATTATTATTAGAACGGTACTACATCTTCATACTCCTTTTCTTCTTCGATAAGAAACTCATCCGTCATGATAGCACCCGCCTTAGCGTTATGCAATCTACCTGTCTTATCATCGAACATAGCTGAACCAGCAAAGCCAGTACGGCCAGTGAATCTGTTCTTAAGTACAGTTACCTTAACCTGATTTCTTTCAGCCTCACTCTCAGCATACTTATTTCTAGAGAATGCAATGATTTGAAAGGCAATCTGTTTAAGTGAACCAGAACCCTTAAGACTATCTTCAGTTACCTCAGCACCCTGCTCATAAGAGATAGAGCCAGTACCAGTCTTTCTTAGGTGAGATACTACGCCTACCCAGATATCAAACTTCTTACATAACTTAAGTAAGTCACTCATTACCTTGTCCATAGCCCTATTGATATCACCTTCAACCTCACTCACTGCGATAGTGATGTGGTCTAAGTAGATAAACTTACAACCAGTAGCGGCTAAGTACTCTATCTTGTGCATCAAGCTATCATCTGATAAAGAGCCTTGGTGGTCTAGTAAAGTAAATCTACCTGTACCAGCTGTAGCTTCCCAAGCCTCTTTACCTTCCTTACCTTTTCTATCGAACTTAGTATCAGGTAGGTTAATTCTCTTATTCAAGTGAATACCAATGATACCATCTAAGGTTTCTTTGACTGATTCTTCTAGTGATACAATACCTATTGGGTATTCAGTAGTAGTCAGTAGATGATAGATGTCTTCCTTAATGAATGTACTCTTACCAGTACCTGTACCAGCAGTAAAGATAGTTAACTCACCTGTACGTCTACCATAGGTTAAGTCATTCACATTACAGAAACAATCAGGGTAAGGTATACTATCCTCTGTCATATCCTTAGAGAACGTATCCCAAGTAGAAGCTGAGTTGATAATACCTGATGGGCTGTATACTTCTGCTCTCCAGATAGCATCTTCTAACTCTCTTAGGTGGTCGCCTACTAAGTAATCACTAGCATCTTTACCATGTCTACCTAGCTTAGCTATCTTAGCCTTACCAGTACGTACTATCTTAGCACAATCCTCAGCTGATTTCTTACCAACATCATCTGCATCAAACATAAATACTACTTCATCAAAGGAATTAACCCAATCTAAGTTAGCACATATCTGTTTAAGAGCACCGCCTACACCATTAGTGACTGATACTACAGGCCACTCAGAGTTCTTGTTAGCATTCATCTGTTGTACAGACATAGCATCTAACTCACCCTCGGTAATGATAATACGCTTACCACCTTTCTGGAACAGTGACTGTCCGAATAATTCTACATCATTCTTTACATCACCGAACGCTAAGAACTGTTTGTTAACTACTTCTCTACGAGAGTAACCAACTACCTTACCAGCTCTAGTAGCAGGATAGTAGTGGTACTGAATGGTAGCACCATCCTCCTCACTATACCCTACCTTAACACCATATTTAGTTGACATCTCTTTAGTGATGCCTCGTTCTCTGAAACCCCTTGTAGGGTATTCAGTTATCTCTTGTACTGTCTCTTTAAACTCTGACATATTATACTCCTTATTATTATTATTATTTGTACTACCATCTTCAGGGCTGAAGTCCTTACAACCAAAACAAAAGTATGACTTACTACCATCATCATGCTTGTACACAGCCTTGTTATCTTTAGAACCACAAGCACTACATGCTCCGTGGTGGTCTAACACACCGTTCTCTCTCATTACTCCTCCTTAAGTTCACTTGTTAACTCAGATATTAATGCCAAAGCACTATCAGCATTGTGTACTACATACACATTGTCTCTACCTAATTCCTTAATACTTTTAAGTATAGTCTCTACTGCCTTAAGTTTCAAACAGCATTGGTCAGGTGTATGGTACTTCATTACTTCTCCTTATTATTAAAAAATTATTAGGTAGTTTCTCTAGTTACCTAGCTAGTCAACTTTGGTTAAGACTCCGTAGTTAAAAAAGTGGTGAGCTCTTCGCAGTAGTTATCTTCTATGAACACAAACGGTTATTTCTAACTTGGTAACTCCTTATTAAAATACTGTCTGATGTTATATTGGCCTGCTTCGTCAGTCGGACTTCACTCATTGCCCACCACATTACATTTTGTTATCTATAAATACTTCTAATCGTTTAACAATACCCTCTAACATAGTAGTATAAGCAATTATCTCATCTACTTCTTTTACTCTATCTTTAGGTAAACTTTCCAATGACTTCTTAGCTTCTGCGTCAATGACAGCAGCAGATAGATGAGCCAGTGTACCATAGTATTTATTTCTAACATACAACTGCCCTTCCTTAGGTCTATGTGTCTCCACTAGTATCCATTGGTGAGCGTCCTTGTCTACAGAAAATCTTTTATTTAACTTATACATTATCTATCATCTCCTTCTCCCATCAAGACTCCTCTTGCTTGTCTTGACTTAAGTTTCTTTAGATTACCTACAGCTATTTCTTGTAGGCTCATACCCATATCACTAGCTAGTACAGAGATAGTCCATAAGACATCTCCTAACTCTCTATGTAAATGCCTCTTGTATACCTCTATTGTTATATCCCCTCTCAAAAGTCTTTTCTTAAGAGAGAATACTTCACCTACCTCCTCTGGTAATTGAGCCCATACTACCTCTACGTTATCGTATTCAGCAGTATCCATAGCCCTTTCTTGGTACTCAGCTAACCGCATTAGCAGTCACCGTAACATTCACGCATATCTAATTTAGGTTTAGATACTATAGTGTCTATGTTCCAGCGCTTCTTGAATGACTCAATAGGCTCATCCATCCAGTGTTGCTTAGGTCTCTCGTCAGCCTCTAGAGAAGATAGATTACGATAGTAAGTCTTAACCTCCTCTTCAGAAGGGGTGCGCTTGTTAGCTATCTCCTCGTTCTCTACCTCACGCATACTAATAGCCTCTGAGTAGAAGCCTGTAGGTTCAGTAGGCTTGTCCATACTAAACTCATCGAAGTCTAGAGGTGTCCTACCTTCTAATA